TTCCAACACGTCTAAACTTTCTTAAGAAGTTATCAAAAGAAAGTCCAAGAATAGTTATGACATTTTGTCATATACTAGAGCTTTAAATCCAGACGAAACTGAATTTAAGGCTCGTGTTGTTAAATTGGATAGTATAATTGATCCTTATAAAGGAAAAGATTATACCATTCCATTATGATTTATTAATAAATTTATTAATGATCATAATTTATCTTTATCTAAACCAAATTACACAGATAAGGATCAATATTTGAGTATTAAAGGTTCTCCAAATGGAAAAGCCTCTAAAAACTCTATGTGATCTATTCTGTGCCATACACCTAATACATTGGAATATATTAGAGTGTTATCTGGTTCTTACTTTAAAATTATTTCTGAATGATATACATATTTATGTGTATACCATCAAGATTTAATTGATAAAGAAAAGAATAATTTAGGGAAACTCTCAATTGTACATGATCCTGAATTAAAGGAAAGAGTAATTGCGATGGTTGATTATACATCACAATTTATTCTTAGACCTATTCATGAGCAACTTCTTAATTTACTTAAGAAGTTACCCTCTGATAGAACTTTTAATCAAGATCCGTACCATAATTGAACTAATAATGGTAATGATTTTCATTCCCTTGACTTATCTGCTGCTACAGACAGATTTCCCATTAAACTCCAACAAAAATTTATTTCTTGTTTATACAAGGATGAAAAATTTGCGGAGGCATGGAAAAATCTACTTGTAGATAGATCCTATGTTTTCCAGAATAACTATTATAGATATTCAGTTGGACAACCAATGGGAGCTTATACAAGCTGAGCAGCATTTACTATTACTCACCATCTTCTTGTTCATTGAGCAGCACATTTATGTGGTGTCAATGATTTCAAAGATTATATAATATTAGGTGATGATATTGTGATAAAACACAATAAAATTGCCAATAAATATAAAACTTTGATGACAAGGTTTGGTGTTGATATATCAATTAACAAAACACATGTATCATCAGATACATATGAATTTGCTAAAAGATGAATCAAAGGTAATAGTGAAATAAGTGGTCTTAGTCTGAAAGGAATCTTAAATAATTTTCAAAATATTCATGTAATATATATGAATCTTTTTAATTATAAATTAAGAATTCCTTCACAGGATTGAGATTTACTAGATACGTTAGGATCAATTTATGCAGGAATTAAGGTAAATAATAGAATAAAATCTAAAAATACCATAATTTCCTGTTTAATTGATTTTCACCACTCAATTAGATTCTCATTTGGGTTACTGACTTAT